TGGGTGGCATAGTGCGTTGAAGCGTTAGTGATCCCTTCACTATGTTTGGCGCCTTACCTTGACGGGGTAAGGACTTAAATTTTTATTTGTTTTTTGTTTGGATAGTAATCATCCTCTTGGTTGTCAATCAAGAAGGGAGAGACAAGCTTAAACCAGTTTACAGAGAACACAAGGTGAAATCCGTCTCCAACTCCGCCTGTTCCTCCTTCACCTCGGGGGGGCTGAGGGTAGTGGGTGGAACTTCGGTAAACACCGGGGTGATGAACTCCTGATCCTTGACGTAGACAGGCTTAATCAAAAGGATGTCGTACGTGATCCAGAGTTGACCCGCGATGTAAGTTGTGTTGAGTGCAGCCGAAGGTGGCGCGCCCGCGATCTGGACTGAGACCTCTGCGAAATCGTACCAACGCAGGTCCGACGGGCCGGAACCCGGAACTGCCGGGTCGACCTCTGAAGCGTTGTAAACGTTGTAGATTTGACAGGGTTGCTCAGTGGTTTCACACTCAAGTGCCATCATGAGATCCGCACTGATGACCCCTGAATTGCTGAAGTAGGTGTTCAGCCTTTCAACGGGGTTGGTTGGGACTTCACGGGCAACATCATAAGTCGCGACGATGTTGATCTGTCCAAGTGCCGGAGTGGGGGCACTGACAGCATTCCCACAAAGGGTAACGTATTCGACAACAGCTCCAAGGAACTTGTACTGTTGGAAGCTGTTACCCAGGCCCGATAGCCATGGGAATGTCTTGGGGTTGCCAGGATTCAACCGAACGGAGGCGAACGAGCGTCCGTTGAAATCGATAGCGACGTTGTTGATGAACTCACGGTGCCGCACCCTAACCAAACCTCCATCATCCGTGATGCGTGGGATTTCAGGTTTTAGCGTAGGGTGGACGACTGTGTTGGCCTCTAGATCGTACTCGTGGTTTTTGACCTCTTCAACATAATCCCCACTACCAGTTAAGGCGGTAAAGATTTTGTTTCCGATGCCTCCAGTGTACTTGGAGTCTAGTGCCTTGGCGATGCCCCCAAGAGCCGTGCCTAGTACATTGTACTTGGGCTGCTGGGGTGGTTTCACCGACACGCGTGATGGGCCTCGGGGGACCCTGTTCTTGAGTTGTTTCTGTTTTGTTCGTTTGGCCGGTTGCTTCCGGCGCTTAGCTTGTGACTTTTTGGGTGGCATAGTGCGTTGAAGCGTTAGTGATCTCTTCACTATGTTTGTTTAATTAGCCAAAGCGGCCTCTCAGCTACGTTTTGGGTCAGGTGGCCTAGTTCCTGATGCGTAAATTGCTTTTCCCCTTAGTCCAGCCCTGAATCCTTGGGTTGGCCACTTACATGGCCTTCCAACTTGAGAAGACATCATGTTCACGAGCTTTTTCGAAGTTCGATGCCATGATGTGGATGTAAGGACTGGAAAACATGCACGGTCCTCCTCCACTCGCAAGGAGTGCAGTGTGAACTTCACATTCGAGCATGTTCGTCATCTCAGGGTTCATGCCGTAGGCAGTCTCCATGAAATGGATGGTTTTCGTACTCATGGTGTACACGGCCGAGGTGTCATCGTCGTATGTCCTATGGAATTCCCGCTGGGTGTAGTCTGCCTTGACATCCAGTTTGGAGTAATAATTCCACAAGATCCTCAGCACCGGAATACCCTGCCAATGCACATTCGACAGGACGTTCCCCTTGGAGTACGCCATGCCTTGCTCCCGCGTGCACTGAGGATATTTGTGGCTAAAAGTAGCCCCAAATCTCGACATCAAGCGCAAAATTTCGGGTCCAAGGACGTACGTTTCTTTTCCGTTGAGGCAGATGGGCCAAATCAACGCAGAGCAGAATGACGGGACCTGTGATTGTACCGGAGTTGGGTTGAGTCCCATCTCAGTAAGGTCTTCATTTGTCTGTTTGATCACCAATGCCATCATAGCCGGGGGGACACCTTTAAAAGCCAACAGGCAATCGTCTCCTAGCCCTAGGAAACGAATGTAGTCAGCGCAGGTACCTATTTCCGCCGCCGGGTTCTGAAGCAGTAGTTGGGCCCGGAGGTTGACCCATGTTCTGCCAACCACCGCTGTTAATACGCCAATCGAGTTGATCTGAAATGTTCCTCCAAATCCCGAACACAGTGCCCAGATATACAAAAACCTCCCGAAGGGAGTGTACATCAATCTGTGTGACATGGACAGGAACAATTGGTCAACTGCACCCCAATGAAATGGAAGGGTGACTAGGCATATTATTGTGGCGAGCAGTGAATACACAATTCGGGCGAACTGTTTGTTTTCAGTGCTGTCCAAGCGACTGAAATCCAATTCGAACACGGTCGTATACCCGTCTCTGAACCAACCATCGATTACCCACCCCAGTTCCTGCTGGTTCATGCCACTTGTGATAATGCAAGGTGGCACGGCAGGAGGAGGGATTTCGATTTGCGGTTGGCCAGCGG